ACATCTAGGAGAGATTATGTTTCGCAATAAGTCTGTAAATGTTCATCAGTTCGCAATGGTGCCTCGTGCGGACATTCCCCGTTCCTCGTTCCGCATTCAGAAGGGTCATAAAACTACCTTCGATGCGGGTTATCTGGTCCCTGTGTATTTGGATGAAGTTCTGCCCGGGGACACTTTCAATTTGAAGATGACGGCTTTTTGCCGTCTCGCTACTCCTCTTTATCCGGTCATGGATAACATGCACTTGGATTCCTTCTTCTTCTTCGTGCCCAACCGTTTGGTTTGGTCTAACTGGAAGAAGTTTATGGGTGAGCAGGCGAACCCTGCCGACTCTATTTCTTTCGTGATTCCGCAGGTGGTGTCGCCAGCTGGCGGCTATGCGGTCGGTTCTTTGCAAGACTATATGGGCTTGCCTACTGCTGGGCAGGTGGGCGGTGGTAACACCGTCTCGCACTCTGCCCTGTTTGCTCGGGCGTACAACCTGATTTATAACGAATGGTTTCGTGATGAGAACCTGCAAAATTCGGTGGTTGTCGACGTTGATGATGGTCCGGATACCTATTCGGATTACACCCTGTTGCGCCGTGGTAAGCGCAAGGATTACTTTACCGGCGGCTTGCCGTGGCCGCAGAAGGGCGGTACGGCGGTAAGTTTGCCGCTGGGTACTAGTGCGCCGGTGATTACTGATGGTTCTACGATGAAGTTTACCGATGGGACTAACAATCAGAAGCTGCACGCGTTTTCTGCTGGGACGACTGTCGGTGGTGTGGCGGCTTGGACTAATTTGGCCGAGTTGAAGTTCGGTGACGTTGGTCTTAAGGCTGACTTGTCGGCGGCGACTGCCGCGACTATTAATCAGCTTCGTCAGTCGTTCCAGATTCAGAAGCTTTTGGAGCGTGATGCTCGTGGCGGCACGCGTTATACGGAGATCGTTCGTGCACATTTCGGCGTGGTTTCTCCGGATGCTCGGCTTCAGCGTCCGGAATATTTGGGTGGCGGGTCTACTCCGGTCACTATCAATCCGATTGCTCAAACGTCTGCCACCGGCGTTACGGGTGGTTCTACGCCCGTGGGCACCCTTGCTGCTATGGGCACTGCCGTGGCTCGTGGTCATGGTTTCGTTCAATCGTTTACCGAGCATGGAATGATCATCGGTCTTGTGTCGGTTCGGGCTGATCTGACTTATCAGCAGGGTTTGCGCAAGATGTGGTCCCGCTCGACTCGCTATGATTTTTATTTCCCTGCGTTCGCTATGCTTGGTGAACAGGCTATTCTCAACAAGGAGATTTATTGCGATGGTTCGGCGAACGATGCGAGTGTTTTCGCTTATCAGGAGCGTTGGGCGGAGTATCGTTACAACCCGTCGCAGATTACGGGCCTTTTCCGGTCCACTTCTGCCGGAACCATCGATGCGTGGCACTTGGCGCAAAAGTTCACGGCTCTTCCGAGTCTCAATTCCACGTTCATCCAGGAGACCCCTCCGCTGTCGCGAGTCTTGGCCGTTGGCGCTTCGGCCAATGGGCAACAATTTCTGTTTGATTCTTTCTTCGATACGCGGGCGGCTCGTCCTCTGCCGCTCTATTCCGTTCCTGGGCTTATCGATCATTTCTAGGAGGCGGGGTGATGGCTATTGTTCTAGATGATCTGGCGGGTGTGTTCGCCGCCAAGGAGCTTTTGCCGGTGGCTGGCTCTATTTTGTCTGGTCTTTTCGGTTACGAGGGTCAGGCGGATACCAATTCGGCCAATGCCGCTATGAGTCAACGGCAAATGGATTTTCAAGAGCGTATGTCTAACACGGCATATCAGCGCGCTGTGGCCGATATGAAGGCCGCTGGCCTGAATCCTATGCTTGCTTACTCGCAAGGCGGTGCATCGTCGCCTGCGGGCTCGCAAGCGGTTATGGGTAACAAGGTGGCTGCCGGTATGTCCAACTACTCCGCGGCTATGGCTGCGGAGAACCTTAAGGCTCAAAATAATTTGCTTCATGCTCAGACTGAAAAAACGCTCGCGGAGCGGGCTTTGGTCGTTGCTCAGACTGGCGCTTCTACTTCTTCGGCTGGTCACCTCGATGCTTCTGCTGCGCAGATTCGTCAGAATATGCAAATGTTTGAGGATCAGTGGGACAAGCTCCGCAATGAGGTGTCCATCGTTAAAGCTAACGAGCGTGTGGCTTGGGTGGATGCCAACAACAAGCAAAAATCTGAGCTCATGTTGCTGGCCGGTATGCAGGCCGAGGCTCAAAAATTGGTTCATCAGGCCCGTTTGCTCGGGCTCGATGTTCCGAAGGCTGTGGCGGAGGCCGCGTTCTGGTCCTCCAAGGCTGGTAAGGCTTTTCCCTATGTCGACCGCGGGGTCGACGTTACTGGCAAGGTTATCAATTCTGCCGTTCGTGCTCTTCGTCCTTAAGGAGGTTCTATGTTTCCGTTCGTGCGTTCCGCTTTTAATTACGATACCGACGCGGCGTCAGCCGAGTCGGGTCTTGTGTGCGAGGATAAGTCTCTCGCTAAGCAATCATTCGCTGATGAATGTGATATCAATACCATCGTTAAGCGGTTTAACTTGACCGGTCAATTGCCGGAAAATGTTCGTCCGCCGTCTTACGCTGATTTCGATGATGTTATGGACTACCACTCGGCGATGAATGCCGTTCGCGCTGCTGAGGAGTCGTTCTATGCTATGCCTGCGGACCTTCGGTTCCGCTTCAATAACGACCCTGGCGCTTTTGTGGACTTTTGTTCTGATCGCGAGAATTTGGACGAGATGCGTAAGCTCGGCCTCGCGGTTCCGGTTCCGGCCTCTGAGCCGGTTTCTTCCCCCAGCTCGGGGGATGGTGTGGGGGAGCACAGTGTTTCTACTTGATGTAACTGTGCTAGGTGACACCATCCCCATCTAGGGATTGTGGCACCTGTTTTGTCTCTCTTTTTGAAAAGGAGTTTTCATGTTCTCGTCTAAGCGTTCGCGTGTGTCTAAGTCGAAGTCGGCTCGGTCGTTCCGTAAGCACTCTTCGCGTACTCGTCGTGCCAACATGATGGGCCCCCAGCGTGGCGGCTGGCGGTTGTGATGTATGCCCTGTTATTCGCCGATGCCAGCGTTCCGTAATGCTGACGGGTCGGTGGTGTTCGTGGAGCGTAAGCGTGGGGATCCTGTGAAGTCTCTTTGGCTTCCGTGTGGGCAATGTGTTGGTTGTCGGCTGGAGCGTGCTAGGCAATGGGCGCTCCGGTGTGTGCATGAGGCGTCACTTCATGAACACAACTGTTTTGTCACCCTTACTTACGATAACGAGCATCTTCCCAAAGACGGTTCTTTGGTGTATCGTCATTTCCAACTCTTCATGAAAAGGCTTCGTAGGCGGGTCCGCCAGCCGGTCCGCTTCTATATGTGTGGTGAGTACGGTGAGACAAACTCTAGGCCCCATTACCATGCCTGTCTGTTCGGCTTTGATTTCGCCGACAAGGTTCCACTTCGATACATTGGAGCTAGTTTGTTATCCCGTTCTGCGCTCCTTTCGGAGTTGTGGCCGTACGGTTTTTCTTCGGTTGGGACGGTGACCTTTGAATCCGCCTCGTATACCGCGCGGTACGTCCTTAAGAAGGTCAATGGCGATCGGTCTGCTGGTCACTATGCTGCTCTTGGACCCGTCGATTCTGACGGTGTTGTGTCCCCTCTTCTGTCAGAGTTCACCCATATGTCTCTAAAGCCAGGTATTGGCGCCGGATGGCTGGATAAGTTCGCCAGCGATGTTTATCCGGAAGGCAAGGTTGTTTCCCGTGGCAGGTTGGCTAATTCCCCTCGGTACTATGACCGTCGTCATGCGGCGGTTGCTCCTGATGTGATTGAGGAGCTCTCTTTTCAGCGGGAGCTCGAGGGGCGTTCGCGTTTTGCTGATAATACGGATGCGCGCCTCGCTGTTCGGCGGGAGGTTGCGTTAGGTCGGATCCGTTCGCTCCGCCGTTCTCTTTAGGAGTTCACCTATGGCTTCAATTCTGCTTGCTGTTTGTGTTCACGACGCTGCTGTTGGCGCTTTCAATCGTCCTTTCTTTGTTCCGTCTCTGGGCGCTGCGCTTCGTTCCTTTGGGGACGAATGCATCCGCCAGCATCCGGACAATTTGATGTACCAGCATCCGGCTGACTATGCGCTTTACAAGGTTGGGACTTTCGACGAGGAGTCGGGGGTTCTGGTTCCGCTCGCTGTTCCGGAGCGTCTCGCTTCCGCTTCTGACTTTTCGCGGGAGTAATATCGACGCGTTATCCACAAGTCCATAGGGCCCCCCCCAAGCGGGCCCACTCGGGCCAAGCGCCGCGGGGGGTGCCCTGTGGGCCCTGTGGATAACATCTAGGAGAGATTATGTTTCGCAATAAGTCTGTAAATGTTCATCAGTTCGCA